TAACTTAAAAATCATCATCGAAACCCAAAACGGAACTTCAGATGGTGAAGCACGTTGGTTCTTAATGGGCCAAGTTAATGGAGCTCAGTTGTTGAGTGGTACCTCAAATACAGGTACAGCATTCAGCGATTTGAACGGCTACAACTTGGTATTCTCAGGAAACGAACCAAACCCAGCAAGTGAGGTAAATGGTACAGCTACTACATTCAGTGGTTCATTGAGTGGTATTACTATTCAAACTTACGCTTAATTCTAAACAATAAACCAAAATGGGGGGTTACGCTTGGTGCGTGCCCCCCTATTTGGTTGAAAAGTAAAATATGCTTCAGTTAACGGTATCCCAATCGATCAATACCAATGCTGTTTACCCAACAGTAACAGCAACTAATGGTATAACACAAGTATTGCTTGACTTTACTCAATCATATGACTTTTCTAAAAAGGTTAATGTGATAGGTACTTTAGCAAATGTACCAAGTGCTACAAATCCTTGGTTAGTAATACAATTAAGTGGTTCAGTACTTCCTACAGCATCAGGTCAATATGATGTTAGTATATTTGAATTTACTCAATCTGGTACTACATTAACTTGGAGTACACAAAATACTATTTGGAATCAAACTAGTGTTACATGGGCAGGAGCAGGTGCTTTTACTAAAACTAAGTTCTTATCAACTGAACGTGCCTTTATTTCTGGATCGAATGAACATACTATAACACAATATTTATTACCATCAAATGGTGGAACATATACCACCTATAATCAGCCGTAAAATGAGTAAAAATCAAAAATATACATTTAAAACTATCCCACGTGTAAATGCCACTAACAAACGACTTAGTTTAGTTGAGCGTAAAGACCAATTTTACATTAGTTTTGGTAGTGATAATGGGTTTCCAAATAGACTAATCGACTTGATGAATTACTCATCAATTCATGGTACTTGTGTAAATGCAACCGTTGAAGCAATTGTTGGTAATGGTTTAACAAGTGATAGACCAGAAACATTAGATTTCGCAAACTACGAAAACGAATCGTGGAACGATATATTTAAAAAAGTAGCTAAAGACTTAAAATTATTTGGTGGATTTGCTTTAGAGATAATTTGGTCTAAAGACAGAACTAGAATTGCTGAAGTATATCATATTGATTTCAGTTATTTAAGAGCTAAAGAAAAGAATTTACGTGGTAAAGTACCAGGATACTATATCTGGGATGAATGGAATGGTATTAATTCTTTCGTTAATCAATCATTAGAAGATATTCCATTTTTACCCTCATATAACCCAAACAACAAATTAGAAGAACCCAATCAGCTATATGTGTATTATGCTTACCGCCCAGGTATGAAATATTATCCATTACCTGATTATGTTGGTGCTTTAAAAGTAATAGAATTAGATGCTCAAGTTGATAATTTCCACCTTAACAATATTAGCAACGGTGCTGTTCCCTCTTTGGCTATTACTACGTTTACTAACGCCAACGAAGAAGAAAGAGAAGCAATCGAAATAATGCTTCGTAATCAATATGGTGGAACAGAAAACGCTGGTTCATTAATTTATATGGATGTTGATTCTCCAGAAAATGCCCCCGTTATTACACCTATTCAATCAAATGGTACTGACGTTTATTATACAACTATAAACGAGTTAGTAACACAAAAGATATTAACTGCTCACCGCATTACATCACCTGAAATTTTTGGTATTATGACTCCAGGAAAATTAGGCGGTAAAGATGAGGTAGCAAACGCCTATTTATTATTTGTAAATACAGTAGTTAAACCATTCCAACAAGCAATTTTAGATTGTTTTGATGAAATTTTTAAAATTAACTATGGTAACGATTATATCTTAGGTGTAGAACAACTTAAATTATACTCAGACGGTAAAGAAGAAGTAGACGTAGTTACTGGTACCGAATCTGAAGTAGGAGAGGACAATATACTTGAGGCACAAATCGAACGTGCTGATAGAATTAACGATCCTAATATTAACCAAGCAGGCCAAGAACAACCAATAAACTAAGACTATGACCGACGTATTCATAATTTCAGAGGAAAATTTAAGACAATTTACTGATATCAACAATAATGTTGACTCTAAATTGTTAAAAAATGCAGTGCGCGAGGCGCAGGATATAGAAATCCAACGTATACTCGGTACTAAATTATATGATAAAATACTTGATGATATTAAAAATAACACTTTAACTGGTGATTATCAAGATTTAGTATTAGATTGGGTACAAAATGCCCTATTATATGCTGCTTACTATTATTCATTAGAGGACATTTATATGCGTCCTCGTAACAATGGTTTGTTATCACCTACAGGTGGGGAAAATAGCGAGAAAGTAGATGGCACATACTATAACAGAAAAAGACAATCTGTTGAAAACAAAAAACAATTTTACGAAGAGCGTTTAACCAACTATTTGATTCAGAAACAAGGTAATTTCCCTGAATTGAATGGTAACGTTGAACTTCAACAAATGTATCCTGATTTTGGAATACAATACAAATCACCAATTGTAATGCGTAGAAATGGTAGGGGTTACCATGCAGGACAAGCTAGAGAATGTGGATTACCAATCTATGATTCTCGTTATCCTCAGTTCCCACAATATCCTTATAAGTCTTACAAAAACAATGTATCTAATTTTTAACATATAATGGGAAGAAATTTATCCAATTTATTCATTAGTTCATCATATCAATTTCTAACACAAATAAGTGGTAGTGAATTGCAAGATGGCTTAGGAAATAAAATAACAGGTAGTTTAGCAATTACCTCATCACAAGCTATTTCAGCATCATTTGCTGACACCGCATATAGCGCATCATATGCTTTAAACGCTACTAATGCTGCAAGCGCAACCAGTGCTTCATTTGCTACAACAGCTTTGACAGCCACTAGTGCTACTAGCGCCTCTTATGCATTGAATGCTACAAATGCTGCTACCGCAACTAGCTCATCATACGCATTAAGTTCTTCGTTCGCTCTTACCGCATCGTTTGCGCTTAACGTGCAGGCAGCTGTTGATACGGGCAGTTTGATGAGAACCGGATCGGTAAGCGCAAATACGCTAACTTTTACAAAGGGAGATGGTTCAACATTTAATTTAACAGTAAATACTGGTTCTGCAGTATCTGTATCTACAGGTAGTTTAATGACCACAGGTAGTGTTAGTGGAAATGTACTTACATTTACTAAAGGTGATGCAACAACATTTAACTTAACAGTAGCAACTGGATCGGCGGCTGCAGCATTTCCATTTACTGGATCAGCTGGTATTTCAGGTTCTCTTATACTCACAGGTTCAATTAGTGTAACTGGTTCAGTAGGTGGTAATTTGATTGGAAACAATACAGATACTTTTACATCTTCAGCAGCAGTACAACAAATAGTAACATTAACACAAGCTCAATACAATGCAATTGGTTCACCCGATGCAAATACATTTTATATAATTTCAGGCTCAACAGTTGATTATAATACATTTGCCACTACTGGTTCAAATATATTTAATGGTAGCCAAATTGTTAGTGGTTCAATAACCGCAACAGGTGGTGTTACCGCATCTAATGCTTTAATAAGTGGTAATTTAACTGTAAATGGTACAGCAAGTATTGGATTTTTACAAACAGTTACAGGTTCAGTAACACGAATTGGCGATGCATTTATTTTATTAAACACATCTACCGCTACAAGATATGCTGGATTATTAGTTGAAGATAGTGGATCAGCTACTCCTCAAAACTATACAGCATCATTCTTCTATGATTCACAGACTAACGATTGGAACTATGAGTATAGTGGTTCAGATCCTACAAATTTTGGTGTAGCAATGTTTGGTCCTGAGTATACAACTAAAGGATCACCAACATATTTAACAAATAATACATTAGCAAAAGGTAATGGTGGTCACCATTTAAATAATTCAACAATTGTTGATGATGGTACTAATGTTGCTTTTAGTACTCCTATTTCAGCCTCCGCTGGAATTACAGGTTCATTATTTGGTACTGCTAGTTTTGCTACTTCAGCCTCAGTTGCTATTTCATCATCGTTTGCTATCTCAGCATCAGTTGCTATTTCAGCATCAACGGCTGTAAGTGGTGGTGGATTAATTCCTGGTAGTGCTACTGCTTTTAGATCAGCCCCTCATTTAACAACATTAGCTGCAACAGCAAGTGGTGCAAATAGTATAGCACTTGGTAATGGTGCTTATACTTTAGGTGGTGGTACAGTTGCAATAGGAAATGCTGCTTCAGCACAATCACTTCGAAGTGTGGCTATTGGTAATCAGGTTACTGCCTCTGGAGTAGATACAGTTGCTTTAGGTTATCAAGTAACAGCTACTGGAACTAAAGGTATTAATATCAATAATATAATCAAATATGATGGTACTAGTATTTCATTAGTTGGACCTACACAAGTAACAGGTTCATTAAGTACTAGCACTACATTATTTGTAAGCGGTGCTGCCTCATTAAGTGGTTCATTAAACGTTTCAGGATCATCATTATTTAATGGACCAGTAACTATTAATAATACGGCTTCTGCTGATTATTGGATGGTAGATACTAAACCATTTGCGAGATTAAGTAGTGATACTATAATAGCAGGTCGTATAGATGCTGCTGATCAGGATTTTATATTAGCAGGTAGAAATTTTAACGGTACTGCCCCCGCTATTACAATGACTGACGGGGTATTTATTTATAATGAAACATTTCACGAGTTTACAGGTTCAGTAAGTTTGTCTAGTGCTTTAGATGTAGCTGGAACTACAACATTAAAAGGTAGTACTATACTTAGTGGTTCAGTAAGAGGTGAAGTAAGAGCATTATCAATTACCTCACAAACAGCATCGCTTGATTGTTCAACAGATAATTTCTTTACCTTATTATTAGTAAGTGGTTCAACAACGCATGTAAATCCTTCTAATATATTGCCAGGACAAACAATTAATTTACGAGTTAAACAAGCATCAGTTGCTTCAGGTTCAATATCATTTGCCTCAAGTGTAAAACAAGTATCAGGTAGTGCTTATACTCCTACATCAACAGCAAATGCAGAAGATATAATTACATTTGTATCATTTGATTCAACAAATCTTTACTTAAGTAACGTTAAAAACTTCGTATAATGACAGTTTATAACAGCGCATCAATTGAATATTTAGGTGGTGGTTCTTTAGGTAGAGCTTACCTGGGATCATCACTTATAAAATCAACACCGGCGCAAATTATTACTAGTGGTTTACAATATAGATTTGAATCTAATATTTCAGCCACTACTAATTTATGGACCTCATTAACATCAGGTAGTTTAAGTGATAATAATATTATATCTCAATCATTAGCCTTTAATAATGTAGTATATCAGCCAACTGGCCGAGGTTTTGAGGGTAACTTAAATGATGTCTATATAGCTCCCTCTTCTGTACCGGGTTCAGATACAGATAGAACATGGCAATTTTGGATTAAAGTAAATACTTACCAAGATGGAATGATTTGGGGAAGTTTAACATCAGGACCCTTTCAACCTAATAACTACAATAGTAAGAATTATTATATAATGACTACCTCTACTGGATTTGGATTTCAGGGAGATGTAGCCGCACCT